AGCCAGCGTTGTATGGCTAATTGCGATGGTGACTATTATCCCGGCGACTATCTCTTCACAGCCGCGCCCTTTGACGATGGCTTCAGCGACGATCCAGAGCAGAGCAAAGAGTTCCTCTTTATCAAGCTCGACAATGGACGCATCACGGCCCAGCCCACGAACAAAGTCATGATCCTAGACGACAGCTTTCACAAAGCTATGGACTGGCCATTGGATCTGAAAGTCTCTAAAGAGATTTATTCCTGTGAATAACCTATGCAACAACCACACATCCACTGCCTGACTTCTCTTCCGTCTGGCGAGTGGCCAATTCCTAGGCAACTACGGAGCAAATCTGCAGAATCCCGACAAAGAAGCTCTCGATATCTATATCGCACCGCCGGGTCTTAGCTTCGTCCAGTGCGACCAGAGCGGCGCAGAGGCTCTCATCGTCGCCTATCTCACACGCCCCGGCAAATACAGAGAGCTATTCAGCGTGGGCATCAAGCCCCATACCTTCATCGCTCTCCATATCTTCTGTGAATCAAAGCAAAACGAATGGCCTCTCGCGGGCAAAAGTCCGAGCTATTGGAAATCCCTATCGCCTAGCGAGCTAAGACAAGAGCCAGACTGGAAGCCTCTCGACAAAGCAATCAAATCCTCAGATAAAGAATACAAGATCGGCAAGATGGTCTGCCATGCTTCCTCTTATAGGATGCGTGAGCGGACCTTCCAGCTTCAGACACTCAAACAAAGTCACGGTACTCTTACCCTCAGTCTCCAAGAATGCAAAGTCTTTCTTGGATTCTTCGCATCACTGTTCCCCGAAATCATAGAATGGCAAGATGAAATTGAATTTAACATTAGAGCTAAACGTGAGCTCCGGAATCTATTTAACTATCCGCGTCGGTTCGAGAGAACTATTACTGACTCTTATATCAGGGAAGGCATCTCATGGATTCCTCAATCCACCGTGGGCTGTATCACTCACGCCGCGATTAATCGGTATAACAGAGAACGCCCAAGCAATACGCTACCGGCGATTAACAATAAACATGACTCTTTTCTGGCGTTGGTACTCGATAATGATATCGGCACAACAGCGAAGCACATGCAGGAATGCCTCGCAATATCTCTCACCGGCCGAGATGGAATGAACTTCACTATGAAATCAGAAGCCCAAGCCGGAAAGAACTGGGGTAAATTCTCGAAAGAGAACCCCAACGGAATGAAAGACATAGCCTAACAGTGGCTCAATAAAAGCTCCCTCCGATTTATGCGCCAGACGAACGACCGAATAACTCAGATCGTGAATGCGATCCGAGAGAAGATCAAAGAGTGGCCGCCTAACCTGCCGCCGCCCTCGGTCGTTATTGTACACGAGACTCACCTGCCCAGCGAGTTCGATCCGAACTTTGAAAAGCTAGAAGGTTTCGACGTAATAACCACACTACAAATCCGCAAGAACTCTGTGAGACTCGCTTACTTGCATGAGCCTATATGAAGACTGGTGTTTGTACACAAAGGACGTACAAAGCCCGCAGCCTTTTGTCGACGCTGCATTCTATTTCATGATCGGTGCCGCCCTTCAAAGGCGCGTTTGGTTTGGAGACTTAGACTTTCACGCAGTATTTCCCAATCAATACATCGCTTTCATCGGACCCGCTTCGGCGGGCAAGTCGCTCATTACGACTCCGATGAAAGACCTACTCGAAATCCCTGCCGACATCAAGTCGCCCGAGAACGATCTCGCGGCCGATCTTCTCGGCGAGGACGCAGAGTCCACACGCGGAGGCTCACGACAGCCTCTTATCTATATCGCGCCCAACAGCACGACCTTCGAGCAATTCACAATGGAGACTTCAAAGGTCGCCTATCTCCATCGTTATGTTGATGAACAGAACCGCAGAAAAGCCTATCATCACAGCTCTCTCGTCTTCATCCTCGACGAGCTAACATCTATCTTTAAGAAAAATGCAGAACAACTTTCAGACTTTCTTCTCGAAGCTTATAACGGTGGAAAGAAGTACGTCCGCAAACTTAAGCACAGCGATACAGACTTCTGCACAAATATGTGTATCAGCCTGCTGGGCAACACGACACTCGGCAAGTTTCAGAGTCTACAGAATCAAGACATTCTCTCTGACGGCTTTATGGCTCGTACGATTATCGTCTATGGGATCGAAAAGCGTTTCCATCTATATTCCATTCCTCCGCTTTCGGAGGAACAGAAGGCCGCGAAAGCTCGCCTGCAGTCTTACATTCGGGAACTCAACAAGCTCTATGGACCTGTCATTCTAAACGCCGAGGCCAAAGAGTATATCCATCACCACTTCGAACTCCATCCTAACCTCGTCCACACGAACAAGCATCCGATGCTCGACGAGTATTATGGCCGCAAGAATCTCCATCATCAGAAGATCCTGTTCGCCGTACACTTTGCCCGCACGACGGACATGGTTATAACTCTCGAAGACACTGAGGCCGCCACAGCGCATCTTGCGGGGCTTGAAAAGGATATGCACATTCCCTTCGTCGGCATGGGGCGCAACGAGAGCGCAAAGATCTCAGAAGATATCTGGCGCTACATCAAGACAACGCAAGGCACAACTAAGAAATCAATCTTTGTCAGGTTCTATCAGGCACTGAAGACACCCGACGAACTCCGCCGTGTGCTAGATGATCTAGTCACGATGGATCGTATCAAACTAATCAGACTAGAAGGAGTTGAACAATATGTCGCAAAGTGAAAGGAGTAACGTAGAACGCCGCCAAGAGTTTCTCAAGACCGTAGAAGGCTTGGTGTGTAGAGATCGCAACGTGACGCACGGCGATGCCGAAGATAACTTCAAGGTGATTGCGTCGCTGTGGAGTTCATATCTCAACGGGCCTATTGAATCGAAGGATGTGGCCGCGATGATGTGCTTATTCAAAGTCTCGCGCCTTATCAACAACATAGACAACCTTGATAACTGGCATGATCTCGCGGGCTATGCAGCCTGTGGCGGTGGGATAGTGATGAAGAAGTTAGATAGTGAATAACGAACAAAAAGAAAACCCGCCCTGTGATAAGCAGAGCGGGTTTTTTGTTTTGTTAAATTTGTTGTCTTAATTTATCTTATACCGGACATTCCTTCTATCAAACTCTTCCGATACTTATCTTCATTCTGTCTTGTATAGTATCGCTTCAGTGTCTCACTTCCTTTTCCTGGCTCTGCGCCTTCGACAAAGCCTAGGTATCTTGCGGCCTTCATAGGCTGCCGTTCAAGCGAAGGCATGATAGCATTCTGACTCGTCTTCAACTTTCTAATCCGGCTCGCATAATCTTCTGGTGACGTTGCTTCTGTTCTCGCACGCGACACCAAAGAGAATGCCTCTTCGCCTGTCTTCTCTGACACAGAACCCCGCTCAAAATCTCTCTCAGCTAAATTGCTGTAGTTCACAGCAAACGCACCGCCCTTACTCGGCGCACCAATCAACTCGTCATATAACCGACGACGACGGCGATCATCATAGCGCATGTTCTCATCTTCATCCAACCAATTCCGCGCCACACGAGCAACCTGCATATGACCAACCACTGAATCCTTAAGCAAAGCTTGCATGACCAAGCCGAAGTCTTCACCATCGTCCAATGCTTTAGCTGCAGCTGCTGCCCGCTTGCTTACGTCATAGATTGCATCCAGCGCAGGCATTGTCGCCACGCCCTGCGCACTACCACCAGACGCTGCATCAAGCGACATCTTTGCAATGTCTCCTGCGAATCCAAACGTGCCTAGCTTTTGCGCCATCGTCAGGAGTTTCTGCGCAAGAAGCTGTCCGCCATCAGCCCCAAGCTGTCCTTGATTCTGCTGCATCCAGCTTTCAAGCTCGCTCCATGATATGTCTTTACCTTCTCGATTGTTCAACCATTCCTGCACAGCTCCAACAGCGCCGCCACCAAGCACACCGATCAGCATCTGTCCAATCAAAGGCTTGACGTTGCCTTGCATTGCAGGCTTTATAGCATACTTCACAAACGAATCATACTGCCCAATGCTCCACTTACTCCATGTCAGATAAGGAGCCGCTGCGCCCTCAAGAACAGAGGCGGGAAGTTGCCGCATGTCATAAGAACCCTGCAACAAACGCCCAACTTGCGCAGCGAGATCAGCATCCGAACGCGTACGCCAGTCAGGACTCATCGTATCCAGCATCTGCAGCGCACTCTTATCACCGCCAAGCGCAAGAGTTTTGTTGTATTTCACGACAGTCTCTCCCCAAGCCTGCGCAACCGTACGCGCTACAGACTCCAACTGATTAAGCCCAGTGCCCTTTGAGATCACACGCGCAACCTTATCCATAAAGCCCACGAGACTCCTGAGCATCTCGTATGCCGTC